CGACCACCGAGATCTACACTCTTTCCCTACACGACGCTCTTCCGATCTTTGTTTTGTAGTTTTATAAAAATCACTACACGAAAATTACACGAAATCAGCAGGTTACAAATGGCATATATAGAAAAAGTACAAAATAAAAAAGGGATTACATATAGAGCGATTGTACGCAAAAAAGGTTTTCCACCAGTTAGCAAGACTTTTGAAAAAAAATCTGATGCAAAAGACTGGGGACAAGAAGTCGAAGCACAAATGAAAAACGGAACGTGGAGCAAAACTCAAGAAAGGATTAACAACTCTATTCAAACAGTAAAAGACCTTATTGACGATTTTGAAAAAAATATCGCTCCAAAAAGATATTCAAAACCTCAACAGTATAAAGTAATGTACGATTGGTGGAGAAATAAAATCGGAAATATGAATCTTGCAGACCTTAATTCAAATATACTAACTCAATGCAAAAATCTATTAGCAAACGAAGCTCCTGACAAAAATTACAAAGAACATAAAACAAAATCCAACAGTACCGTAAGAAAATATATGTTCGCTCTCTCTGCCGTACTTCGATACGGTGTCCGAGATTTGCAACTAATCGACATAAATCCTATGGCAAATGTAGAAAAGCCGAGAAAAAACAAAGGTGTAGTGCGGTTTTTGAGCGAGGACGAGAGAAAACGGCTTATAACAGCTTGTAAAAAAAATTCCGATACTTTATACCTATTTGTTATTTTGGCAGCCTTTTCAGGCGGAAGATATTCCGAAATTATGAACCTGACCGTGGAAAATATCGACTTTGAAAATGGAATGGTTTACTACGTTGAAACAAAAAATGGTGAAAATCGAGGAGTGCCAATTTACCACAAGTTGATTGATTTGATTAAGGAATACCTAGAAAAAAACGACATCAAATCAGGATATGTTTTTATAAATAAAAATAAAAACAAGCCTTATTATATAAAAGGAGTATTAGAGAAAATTATAAAAGATGCTAATATAGAAAATTTTAGGATTCACGATTTAAGACATACCTACGCTTCCTATTTGGCACAAAATGGAGCAGAACTCTTAGAAATTGCTCAACTTATGGGACACAAAAATCTGCAACAAGTGCAGATTTATGCTCATTTAACTATTAAACATACGGCAAAAATAGTAAGGAAAATGTCCGCTAATATGTGGGATTTTGAGTAAATCAGTAATTTATTTTTCTCTTTCTCGGTTTGTAATCATAGCAATACAACGGTTGCACATCATATAACTTCGTTTCTTCCGCATTGGTAAATAATATTTTATTACGAGATGCTTTACAATAACCAAAGGAAAATTCTCCACTTTCTCTAAATACTGGTTTTATGCAATTTGCACAATACTTTTGTTGGCAAGCTATCATTATTTTTCTCCTTTACACTTTCTATAATTTCCATAACATCAAGTAGGCAATCATCTGCATTTTCAAGTTGTATTCTTGCTTCAATCTCATCAAGTGCTTGTTTGTATTTTGAGTTTTCAGCATTTAGGCCTTTAAAAACTATGGCTCTTATTTTGTCAGACAATTTTCCATTGTTCCCAAAGGCTATTTCTCTTTTTAATTCTTCGCACTCTTGCTCTTTGGCTTCTAATTTTTTTTGTAATTCAAGGCAACTTTCACAGTATTGTGTTTCGTGTCCTTCTGTATCTTTAAACATTCTTTTCTCCTTTTATAAATCTACTTGCATATATTTTGCACTGTTTGCTGCACCCTTTTTTGTTTGGAATTGAAACATTCTGTGGTATGCAAATATCTTCTGTTTCACTTAACACCAAGCCCTGCAATGGGCTTGAAGATAAGATTTTTCTGTATCTATGAACACAGTCAAATGTTTCTTCTTTGTGCATTTTATCTGCTCGTTTGAGTTGTTTATATAAATCAAAAGCAATTTGTCTTATAGCCTTTGGTGAATGTTTTTCAAAATTATAGCGTATTTCTTCATCTGTCCACTCACTTACATTAACACCGTCAATTATTATTTCTTCTGTCATTATTCACCGTCCTTTAATAGTTCAGGGTTTTCGTAGATATTGCCGATTATTTCACATTCATCAATGCAGTCTTCTTCATTTTGATATTCATAATATAGTTGAGATAAAGGATATACATTATCATTCCATACATTTGGGAAGTCAAATATTTCATCTTGTGATACCAACATAAAACTTCCGATTTCATATTTAACTTCATAACGATACAACTTTTTTGATGATACATATAAGTCTAAAATATCACCCTCATAAATCAATTTGCCGTTCTTGTCTTTAAGTCCTGTACATTGCATAAAAACAAGACCATTCCTCCCTATATGATCATAAGGAATAGGTGGAATATCTTCGTCAAAACAAACTTGTTGTTTTATACATTCATACATTCCATCTACATTTTGCCAATTTTTAGGTTCTACCATTTTATTAGCATATTTATTAAAATATCTAAATTTAAGCCTATCTTGCATTATTCACTGTCCTTTTCTCGTTCTTCGGTATATTCTTTAAATTCTTCAGGTTCATAGAATTTTAAATAAGTCCAGTACAAAGAATCTTTCTCAAAATCCCAATCATCTGCATCGTGATTACAAAATTCTTCATAAATAACTTTAGCAAATATTTTTTTTGTTTCTTCATTATCAAATTTTAACTTTCTCCAAATTGCTTCTGCTAAGTATGAACCGCTTGCCCAACCCATATTTATTTCTCCTTTCTTTCTTCTAATCTGTAATCAAACCACTTTTTGTGTACTGTTTCATCTTTTAATACCCATTGTAAAGCTCCGATTCCTATATCAGCTTCGTATCTTCCGATTAAACCTTTTCGAGCTTTAAAACGGAGTTTATTTATTGCTTTGATAATTTCGTATTTTTTCTTCATTGTTACTCCTTAGTTGTCTTTTCGCTTCTTAACCATTCAAAGAATTTTGCTTCATCTATAAATACTCTCTTGCCTTTTCTGAAAATTACTTCATCGAATCCGTTTTTATTGGCATTTGCAATATAATTTCTTAAAGATGAAACAGAAGGGTAAGTATGGTATAAATTCCATTCAGGAACAGGAATATACCTAGTTGTTATATGTCGGTTTAAGCTATCTTTTAACATTAGAATTTCTAACATCAACAACTTAGCCTCGCTGCCGAATTTACTCAACATCTGCTGCATTTTTTCTTCTATCAAATAATTTGTTTCATCTGCCGTAATTTGCATAATTACTTTCTCCTATCATCAAATTTTTTTTGAACAAGTGAAATGACATCTTTTGTCACCTCCATAATGAATAAGCAAAATGGTCTTAAAAATGCAAAGCCTAAGCAACATAGTAAAAATTGTATATTTGTTACCTGACTTGCGAAAATTAAGTACATACCGATTGCAGTCGTAAGCGAAAAATAAAAAAATAATATTAAAAATTGTCTGTTTAAATCGTTCATCTTTTCTCCTGAAAAAGGGAAAGGGGATTACTCCCCAATCCCTTAATAATTTAGTAGTACCAACAAATCTGAGAAGTTCTCCAATTTTGCAGTTAAATAGTCAACTTCATCTTTTAACGCTTCTTCTTCTATACGTTCCAGTTCTGCAATTTGGAACAAAATTTCAACTCGACCTGTACCATCATTCAAATACATCAATTCTACTGGCACATCATATAGAACATCTTGTCTGCCACGAGAATAAGGCAATTTTACGATAAACCTGTTAGGCAAAACGACATCTTCCTGTGTGCCTGATTGTAATTTGAATGAAATTTTATAACCTGAACCTGCATTAAAACCATCTTCCCCTGGAATAAATACTGGATTAGAAATCATTTCGCTTCTGCCGATACTTCTGATGTCCAATAGTATCAAATATAAATCTTCAAAATTATCGATAAAAGGTCTTAATTTCTGTAACGTAGCCAATAATTGCTCGTGGTTAATCTTGCAATTCGCAACATCTGTCAAAGCTCCCCAAGCTGCGGTTAAACTTCTCTTGTAACTACAATTTGTAGATTTGAAATCATCATCAGCAGAGAAAAAACCGCCCTGTGCGTTAATCGTAACTGTTGACATTTTACCAGTTTCATTCCCTCTACGTCTAAGTTCTTCTCTTATGAAATCAACAAAAGAATCTACCGTACTAACATTCAAACTTCTAGTTTTATATTCTGTTGGCACGTATTCTTCTTTATTATCAGAATAAACCGCTTCTCTTAATCTATCCGAATAAACTCCATATTCTGTAACATTAATTCGTGATTCTCTTTTTTTATCAATTCTTTCAAATAATTTATCTAGCATTTCCTGCTCCTCTCATTTCCCTGTATTCTTTTGTACTAACAATGTGTATTTGTTCTGCTACATCTAAGTAGATTTCGCCCTTATTATCTCGATAATAAGTATTTGAAGGCTTTTTACCTTTTGGCTTTTTAGTAATTACTTCTGCCTGAATATCAAGCTCCGATTTTTCACCGATACCAATATCAATATTGATTTGAAGTTTACCTGCTTTGTTGTATTCGTTGACTTTTTGCATCAATTCTTTCAATTCAAAATCAATACAATCTTTCAATTTCATAGTACGGTCTTTACTGTTTACAACTCTTGCAGTTGCGGCAATTTCCGCAAAGCCTATCGGCTTTTCAATGTTGTTCTCGATGTTTTCGCTACTCATCCATTTCTCCTTTCAAAATTCTGTCTGCTGAAATTTCTAGCAATTTGTCTAATTCATCAGCAGATATAAGTTCCACTTTTTCTATAACTTTGCTATCATCATTCAGTCCCATTTTTACAATTTCAGTTGTAGTTTTGCCTTGCTGAATAAGTCTGTCGTACTGTTCTTTTGCAAGAATAACTTTACCGACAGTTTTTTCGCCTTTGAAAGTTACAGTAAACCCAATACAATTATCTTTGCGGATAATTCTTTTAAATGCATCAGCTTTAACATTTTTTTCTTTTTCCATTATTTTGGTAACTTCACTTCCCAAAGAAATAGCAACACCTGCAAAAAATGCAATCTCCAATGCTTCATCATATAAATTAGAGCAATCCTCTTTGATATTGATTTTGTTTTTTACAAATTTTTTCATTCCGTCCAACAAAACTGACTTGATTTCGCTGCGAAGTTCTCCGTCAGGATTTGCTAAACTATTGAAAGCGTGTTTAAACAAAGCCGTTTCAAAAATAGTGCAAGATGCTTTCTTTTCTTCTTCCAAAACTTCTTTTTCTAGTGTTTCTGACATTCTTTTTTCTCCTTTTCTTGTTTTATTCTGTCCAGTTGCCGTGTTACTTTTTGCAACATAACTCTATCAATTTTTCCGTTAATCTTACGATTTGCAATTTTGAATTGGTCTAGCACGACTTCTACATCTGCCATTTCTTCAATAATGTTTTCCAAGTCGTTTTTTGTAATCGCAACTATTAATTCTGCCAATTCCTGCACAAGCTGCTTTTTCTGATGTTCTTCTCCGTAATGGTCAAAAATAATCCTGCAACCTGTGTAATAGTTAATCAATTCCGTTCTTTCCACTTCGTTCATCCTTCTTTTCGTTTAAAACTTCTACAATACATTCAAGATATAAAGATAAATCAGCTTCGCTATATTCCCTTAAACCAGCTTTAAAAATTTCTTTTTTTAGTTTGTTACAGAACTTTGTTGCTTCTTCTACTGAACAAGAGTTCGCTACGCTTGATTTTGTATCTATTGAAAAATTCATCATCTGTTAGTACCTTTATTCCTCTATTTTCTATATGCTCGTGGCATATTTTACTTACTAATATTAATTTCTGCTTTATTCCTCGTTCCTCATACCATTCGGGATTTTGTACATAAGCTTGATATTGGATAAAATGATGTAATTCACATCTTGAATGGTTGTATTGTTCCAAAGAATTTATGTTTATCTTTATGAGCTTTCCTGACGTATTCAGTAAATATATCTCGTCTTTGTATCGCTCAATTTCTTTCTTCATATCTTTAGGCTGATTTTTTCTCATTTAGCGAATACACTTCCCAACGACATTTTTCGTTAAATCTATTTTTGCCTGATTCCCACTTGGTAGAAATTTCAACACCGTATTTCTTTTTAATATCTCTAATAACAGACGGTAAATGTCTTATACCGTAATCGTTATGAGCTTGTGCATTTGTTATAGTTCCGAAAATTCGTAAGTGATTGTAAATTCTTTCACTCTGTGATGTCATTTTCTATCTCCTTTAATAACTTTTTTATTTCTTCCTCGTATTGTTCAGAAGGTAAACTTTTCTCCTGAATCAATCTTTTTCTACGTTCATACTCAAACCACATTAACCAATATCCTCTTGTATTCATCGTATCGGAGCGTGATTTCTCCACCTGACGTATCGCCTAAAAAGTGGTTTTTTACTTTTTCTACAAAAACTGTCGGTAAATTATTCAATTTTCCGCTTTCTGACCTATCACGATGTACGATAATTCCGTAATCCGCCATATTGTACCAGTCGCCTGAACCTGAAATAGAATACATATTTGGCATTTTTTCCCCGTCAGGTTTCTTTGGGTGAGCTATAAATATAACCAGTATGTTTAACCTCTTGGCAAGCATTGATAGCTTTGAAAGAATTGAACCGATATACAAATCTTCTCTATTGTTGACGATTTTGTTATTTAATCTGTTGTAAGGGTCGATAACAAGAGTTTTAACTCCGTATTTTCTTACTGCTAATTCCGTACGTTCAATAATTTCATCAACCGTCCAAAGTCTATCAATATCAAATCTGTAAAAATGGTCGGCAATAAATTCAAACGGTTCACCGAAAATGTTATTATCGTGTTCTCTCATATATCGATAAATTGCTACTTCTGAGTACATTTCCAAAAGTGAATTATAATGTCCTGCAATAACACTCTCGAAAGAAGCTATTAAATGTTTCAAACCATATCTTTTAGATAAATTCATCAATAAATTATCTACAAAAGTTGATTTACCTCTTGAGGGATAACCTGAAACAATCATCATATAACCTGTTCGGATTTTTACTAAATTATCAAATTTAGTCCAACCAGTTTCAAAGTAATCAGAATCTTTTTCAAAATTGTATTTGTAGATTTCATCGAAACAATCGTAAAATGTTAAAATTCCGTCAGGTGCAATATCTTCCGCACTATCAATAAATGTTTTCAGATTTTCGCCACCAATAAGAGCTTCGTCTGCATCTTTATATTGTTTCCAATTTACAACCTTACATTTTTCTTTTCCGATTCTGTTCAATAAACTTTCTTTCAGTTTGTCGCCTGGAACATCGTTATCAACTGCAATAATGTGAGTTTTGAATTGTTGTATAAAATCAAAACAATTCTCAATACATTCCAATTTGTTTTCGCTTGCACCCTGTGGAATTGATACTGCAAAAATACCCTGTTCAGCTAAAGCTAAAACGTCCATTTCACCTTCTACCCAAATCAAAGTATCGGTATCTTTTACTAAATCCATACCATACAATGTTTTTTCGGTATCTTTTTCTTGGCGAAATTTCTTCTTGCCATTACCTAAGTTTGTACGATATTTTACATTTACCAATTCACCGTACTTGTAGTAAGGAAATACTATCTCTTTTTTATCGTTGAAAGATACACCGTATAAATCAACTGTCTTTTGCGAAATTTTTCTTTTGGCAAAATATTTATAAATCGGAGCTAACTCCTTAACTACTTTGGGAGCATCAGGTCTTTTGTAAGTTTTTTTAGTTTGTTCAAATTTACTACGATAATAGACCGCACCTGACCAATCGCAATTATGACATTTGTACAAAACAGCTTCATCAGTATAGGTTACACTCAAACACGGATCTGTTTTGTTTTTTCTTAAATGCGAACATTGAGGACAAGTTTGTTTCCCACTTCTCGTTAATGTTATGCCTAAATCTCGTAGTTTATCTCTGTATTCCATTTGTTATTTAGACACTCCAATTAGGTTTTGCTGCACCTTCTTCAGCTTCTAGTCGTTTTTTCGCATTCGTTAGTACCCAACCGTCAGCCTTAAAATGACCGTAATTATTTTTTCCGATGTATTGTTTAGCATTTGCTCCACCAAGTGATAACCATTCATCAAGAACTTCCACCATTTTTATAGCAAGTTTTTCACCACGTTTAGCAACAATACGTTCCCATTGAGATTCTGTTAAAATTACATTCTCAATTTCTTCTCCAAAATCTTTACGAGGACTTTCCTCATCTTTTGGACGACCGCCTTTACAACCGTTTTTGTATTTCTTGTTATTTGAATCAATCAATGGCTTCGTTAAATCAAAAAATATTTTAAGATTTCCGTTTAAATCCGTAGGTTCTACATCATTAAGAGCATAATCGAATATTGCTTCATAGAATCTCAATCTTTGTTTTTCAGGAAGTGATTTGCCTGCTTCAAAAGTGCTTCTATACACTACTAAACTATCTCTCATTGCTTTATTCCTTTATTATTTCTCCAGTTTTTCTTTCCATACCGCCAAGTATTCCGAATTTACGAACAGTCGCAATTACTGCATATTTCATTTGACACCCTCTCGGATAATGACGAAAAATTAGCTCGTAAATCGGACAATCTTGACATATACAACCTCTCTTATAACAGTCGATTGCACCTCTAGTCCAACGACGTATGTCATAATCGTAGCTTTTCATATCAGTAAGGAATTTCTTCACTTCCTGCCATTTCACTACTTTGAGATTGTGTTTGCTCTTGCGGTTTGTACATAACAAGACGATAATTTGGCGATTTTTCGCTTGTTCGTTGCTCTTTTGAAATTGGTTTTAATGTAAACCTCACTCCTGAAAGCTGCGGATATAATTCGCAAATGGCATCATCTAAACCTATTGAAATTCCTGTAAGAACTTTCTTACCGTCTTTTTCTTCTGTTCTTGCCCACGCACTACCAATGTTCATAATTTCTCCTTTCCTTTTGAACTTTTTAATGGTTGCAGGGGAGTGAATCGAACACCCAACCTTCAGCGTAGGAAGCTGACGAGATACCATTTCTCCACCCTGCGATATGCGGAGTTTTTAAGAGAACTCCGAAACTCATAACGACACTATAACTAGCTTTAAAAACCTAGTGCATAAATATCACCACCTTTAAGCAATACTAATACCTTCAACACCTCTTTCTTTTCGGTCTAGTGTTCGTTTATCAAGCCACATAAGAGCTTCTTCTAATTTTGTAATTGCAATAGCATTTTCTCTACAAGGGAATTTGCCATTTTGAAAATCTCTCAATCTATCAAGTACAACTTCGATTAAATCTTCATTTTGACAACCATTGATACCGTTTTCTAAAATTGCACCGTTTTGGAATTGGATATTTGCAAATACTTTTGGAGTTTCGTTTACATTGTGTGTTTCATTTGAAACAATAGTGTAATAGTGTTTAGCTCCGCCCTCTCCTTTTTCATCATTAGAATAAACTGCTGTGAATATTCTTGAATTTACTAACTTTCTACTCATACTTTCTCCTTTCCTAAGTGGCACAGGTCTAAGGATTTGAACCTTAACTAACAATTTTGGAGATTGTCGTGCTACCGTTACACTAAACCTGTATGTCAGGGGTTTTTGTTAAAGCAGAACCACTCAAAACTGCATTGTTCTTTAAAGGAACGGCAGGGGGAAGTTAATCCCCACTACCGTTTTCTGTCGGCGGTAAAACGACAGATTTGGCGTCTGTTTCTATATCCCAATTTGTTTCATCTCTGATTTCAAACATATCAGCGTTAATTTGGGATTTTGTTGTATTATCCATAGCAAGTGCTTTTTGCAACTCAACTGATTTTGGCAATAATTTCACCAACTGAATCAGTACAGTTTTTTTGCACATAGCATTTACATCTTTTGCCCACGGTGAACTTGGTTCAAAATGAGGAGTAACTTTTTTATAAGTTTTTGAACTTTCGTCCCATTCTTTTGTGATATAGCATTTTGAGTGCGTTTTCCCGTGGTTGATACATTCATCTTTTGACATCACTTTAAATACACTGCCGCCATTTCTAAGAGTTGCAACCGCATAGTATGCGATAGCTTCTCCTCTATCTTTTAATACAGGACAATGTTTTAAAAACGGATTTGTACCGTAAGAATATTCAAAAATATCATTTTCGTAAACAGTGTGCATATCAATCATTAAAGCTGCACCGTGGCGGTAGAATAAATCAATATAGCCTTTGTAGCCGATTTGGAATTGACATTCATATTGTTTAATCCATATCTTTTTTTTAGGGTTATCAGGGTCAACAACAAATTTTGAATTACAGTAAGGTATTAAATAAGCCTGCCCTTCAACATTTGGTTCTAAACCTAATTGTGCAGCCTGAAATAATGCAGCCAATACTGATATTTGTGTACATTGTGCCAATTTCGGATTTAATCTCATTGAAGTAACGGCAACTCTGATAAATCTTTCAGGAGTAATAAAGCTAGGTAGAGCTTTTCCCAATTCTTCAATTTGATTTCTTATAAATGTTGCCATATCAACTTTTTTCTCTTGAGTTGTTGCAACTTTTGCTTTCAATTTTGTTACTGCTAAATTTTGTGCCATTATGCCACCTCGAATTCATCAATTAAACTTACTAATTTAACAACTCCGTTAATTGTGTCGTCTATTTCATTCATAAGATTTGTTTGCACAATTTCGGAATTCGTTTGTTTTTCGTCAAAATCAATCAACATTTTTACTTCGATACGTTTCATTAAGCCACCTCAAATTCTTTATTGGCTTTGATACGCATTACACGATAAGAAGAAGTTAAGGCAAATTCTTTGTACAAATCTTCGTGTGATTCTTTGAAAGATGTAGTATCAAATTTTGTAGAGCTTTGAGATTTCCAAGTGACAACATATTTCGGTGTTTTGATACCCAAATTGTCTTTGATAATATCTTTAATAGTTGTTTCAATTTCTTTTTGCTCGTCTTGATAGTTTTTGATATGAGCTTTAATTTCTTGCAAATATGCAATCTTATCTTCCAAAGTTTGAGCAGCTTGTGCAGTTTCATCATCTTTTGGATAAAGCTCAATCATTACTTCCGAATGTTCAGAGTATAAATCTTTCAATGTTTCATCATCGGTAGGCATTATTGCAGGTGGTGTATCTCCCTGAACGTGTCCCCAAAATTCTTTTGCAGCTTCAACCATTGTTGCAAACAGTTCTGCATCAAACTCGATTTGTTTATATTTAAAAGATTGACCGCCAATAAGGACTGCAATATGTCCGATTTTTCTACCTGTAATACCCAAGTACCACATAACTTGTAAAATATATTCTTGCGGAATTTCTTCACCTTCCCATTCATCTGCTTTATAAGCAGAACAAGTTTTACATTCTAAAAGTTCGTCAGTACCAGTTACTAATCTATCAACGTGAGCTATCATATAAGGATAGTCAGGGTGCTGATAATATTTTGGCGAACGTCTAACTGATTTACCAGTTTTTACTGCAAATAAATCTGCGACAAACTGTTCTAATCTTGTTCCCATTTCAACTGCTTCAACATTTGATAAATCAGGAGCAGGAAGTTTTCCTGTTTTTTCTGCCCATAATTTAAGAGGAGTTCCCCAACGAGATAATCCCATAATCTTTGCGATGTCTGAACCGCCAATAAAATTATTACGGTTGTAAGTTACATCTTTGTTTGAAAATTCTGTTGTTTGTGCTACCATTTTATACCGCCTTTCGCTATGCTGCTATTTTTTGTAAATTTTCGTCAATGATTTCAATTAGTTCTTCAAACACTTCTCTATTGGTGTATTTTGATTCGTAATCAAAATCTTGTACTTCGTCTAAATGAGATAATAGATATTCTTTCAATTCTCCGAGAGTTTTAATACTATTCATTTCTTCAAAATCTCCGTAAGCATTAAGGGAATTTATATCTAAATCATTTGTTTTACCGTTATGTTCGATTGAAAAACCGTGTTCTGCCGTTTGGTGGCAAGTTCCATTTGGAAAATCTCCGAAATCAAAACTTTCATCAGTTGTGTAGAAGTTATATGTTAGTTTCATTGGTAATCTCCACGATATTATTGAGTTCATCTAATCGACCGTCTTTTTTTGCTTGAACAAATATAGAATGTGCTTTTTCGAAAAGTTGTTTATCTGAAAGAAGTAAACCGCTTGTTGATAGCTCCAAATCTCTACAAAAAGGAATTAGTCTTTCATTCATAATCTTTTTGTAATTATTTGTTTTAATTTGCAATGTTCTGTTGCTAAATTCTTTTCTCAATCTTGCATCTGTTTCTTCTTCTGTTTCGTATGAGTGAAATTCGATTGAGCGAACTCTCGTTAGTTCCGTCCAGATTTTCTTTAAAATCTTCATTACCAGTTCCCCCTGCAAACAATAAAATCAATTTTGCCGTCTTTTAAATTTTGCAAAGTTCCTGCTTCAAGCATTCTCATTAATTTTGGTCGAGCAATAACTTCTTCCAAGTTGTACCAAGTATCTTCATCGTTAGGGCATAAAATCTCGTAATCATCTCCTTTTATTAGAAGTTGAACTACCCTTTGAGTTGCTGTTTCTATGTGCATTTTTACCGCCTTTCTCCTCATACGAGGAAGAGCTTGTGAACCACCTAGACAATCGGATATTCACAAGCTCTTAAATCTTTTTTACAAAATGTTGAAATTAACGACATTTTGAATTAAAATGTTAATACACTTGTCTAGGTGTGCAATTAAGACTTACTTAAACTGGGTCGCCAAACTTTGTTTAGAGGTCTTTTTTGCTATCCGCAATTTCACTATACAACATTATCTTTCATTTTGCAAGATACTGTTTCAATATTTCATCTATTTAGAGGAGAAAACTCCGATAAATACTAGCAAAAATCATATTTACAAAACTTAATAAATGTGAAAAGACCTATTAAACTTCTACTTTTAATAGTAAAAGGAGAAACAATATGAAACACAATGAGCTCGTTGCAACTATCACTAAACAGACAGGTAAAGAGCCTACTCAACAGGAAATAGCTGATATTCTTGGACTTACAAGAAATGCTATCAGTTCGAGAGCGTTCCGAGATAAAGAATATAGCTATTCGGAAGTAGAAAAATTGGAAAATGCCTTTAAAATCAACTTTTCCAATCAAGGTTTTATTGACGATATGCACGATAATGGCGGCGAAATTTCGGTTGATTATTACCCTGACGTATTGGCAAGTTGTGGCGGTGGTGCGTTTGAATTATCAAACATAAAAGAAAAAATCCGCATTCCTAAAATGTGTATTGAACAATATATGCCACTTGCTCGATATTCTGTTATAAATGCCTACGGCGACAGTATGCAGCCGACAATCCTAAGTAGAGATAAGTTAATTGTAGAGTTTTTAGAAAGTAAAGTGATAAAAGATAATAATATTTACATTTTCTACTACAACGACAGAATTTTTTGTAAACGATTAGTACAGAACATTGATAGTATTGTCGTAATATCCGACAATCCTGATAAAACAATCTATCCAACGAGCGTAATCGAAAAAGAAAATATGAACGACATATATTTGATTGGTAGAATTGTCGGACTTATGAGAGGTCTAGTATAATGCCTGATTACGGAGATTTCTTCTATGACGGTAGCACCAACGAAATAGCAGTAATGCTAATATTTGCCTTTATATTCATTTGGTGCGGAATAGGTGTAATAGTGGATAAATTCAAAACATACAAAGAGAAAAAGCAACGAGAAAAAGACTTAACCGAAACAGAATACGTTGACCATAAAAAATATTGGGATAATGCCGAAATTCCAAGCAACTGGTTGAAAAAATTACTTGATTCAGAAGATGACAATGTGAAATTTTGAAAAGCGGTTTTTCTATATATATAAAATTTTCATTCTCATAATACATACACATAATACATAATCATATACATAATCATATACATAGGGTTATTTTTAATACGCAAATTATAATAACCTGCGGTTATTTCTTTAATGATGTTATAAGATGTAAAAATTTACTTGATTTCAAGACTTTCCTTTAATAATTTGATATAATTATGATAGGTGGAGTGTTAAGGTTTAGTAGGTATTTGAGCCGAAACGACAGATTGCACTTCGAGGACAATATAACTACATCCATAAGGAGAGAACCACTAGGAAATGTTGCGGGAAATTCCAAGCGAAAGAAAGTTATATGCTGCAATCGAGAGGATATGCAGAACGAACTCTTGAAAGTGGTTTTTGTCCACATTGTGGAAGTTGGGTAGTTGAAGTTGGAAAAAGAGATTTTAGCGGTCGTTGGATAATCGAAACCGCTAAAAGAAAAAAAGCATTAAAATTGTATAATGAACACAAATCTGATATTATCGGTGATTTTTACAAAGATATAAAGCACGGTAATCATTCCAATATGGGATTCAGATATGGTGAAAATGTCGAAGTCAAAAACCGCAAAGGGGAAAAATTCATAAGACAATATGCGGTTGATTTTAACGGAACAAGAGAATTATTGAGAGATAGGGTAATTAGTGATTGATGGCTGCCTTATGCTATCCCGTAAGGCAAAGAGGTCTTTAGGTGGGTTCGACTCCCCACCTTTTTATTATGTTTAAAGCTCTTATAAGATTTATTTTAATAATTATGCCAAGTGCGTTTCTGTCAGGTTTAGCTTTTATCATATTCGATAAAGAAGAAATCACAGGAACTGTTTTCAATGTGAGAAGACAATGGCGACCAAACATAAAGAAGCGAGTTCTTGAAAAATATTTGAACGATTGCTATAAACACGTTCATAAGGAAGATGCAGCGAATGAAAAACGATTGGATAAAGATTAAAAACTATTATATTCATCACGCAATTTCATTAGAAGCACTTGCAAAAAAATTCAAAGTTTCGCAATCAGCCGTAAACAAGCATTGTAGGCTTGAAGGTTGGGTGAAGTTAAAAGAAGAAAAAAGTCAAGAAATAGACAAAGAAGTAGCAGAAAAAACAAAAAAATCAGTCATAGATAAAAAAGTCAGAGCAAATGAGCTTCATAACGAGCTTTTTGATAAAGGATTAGAAGTTGCAGAATTATTACTTAATCAGTATTTATCCGAACTTCACGAAGGGAAAAAGAAAACAAAAGCAAGTGCTTACAATTTAGATTTTGTTATGAAAGCAATCGCCAATGCTCAAAAAGGGCAACGATTAGCATTGTCTATTGATAAAGAAGATACAACAGTTGAAGAACCTGAAGTTCGCATCATAAGTGGTATTGAAATGAGTGATATTTAGTGGTGGCAAAAGCACCGATTTTTTCAGGGTAAATAATGGCACAAGAAATTAAAAAATCAATCAGGCTAACTCCTGATTTAGACAGGTTTATAAAGGAATTATCTCAACAATTAAAAATGTCAGAAAATGACACCATAAAAATGATAATCTTTATGGCGAAAATAAAGGTAATATAAAATGACTTTTGAATACATCGTTGAAAAAGAAAACAAAACTCATAAAATGTCAAAAGATGAAGTAAAGCAGCTTGCTGAAAGAATTTCATCTGATTTTGAGAATTATAACAGTAGAAGAAGACAAAATTTGAATCAATCCGAAGAATTGATTAATGAAATCTTTTTCAAAAAGAGTTTTAAAACAGTTGATCCAAAAGATAAATACAATAACTGGAAAACAAAAGTTAGAATGTGTAAAACTTATATGTTTTACCAAGTTTTAAAAGCCTTTATTTGGAAGAATGTTTACGCAAATACTTCATCAATGTTCGATGTCGCAGGCGAAAATCAAGAGAGTGATAACGATAGCAATAAACAAAAAGCAGTTTTGGTTGATAAGTTTGAGAAAATGGGATATTCCAAAACTTGTGATAAAATTATTGATTATGCACTTTTTCACGGTGAACTTGTTTCTTTTGTTGCGTGGAAAAAGAAAACAGAAGAACGTAGAAGGCTTATTACTGAAAATGATATAGAAAATCCGAGAGCAATCGAAGCTCTACAAAATGGCAAATTCCATTTCATTGATGAGAAAACAATTTACGATGACCCTTTTGTTTATCCTGTAAATCCTGCAAATCTTGTTTTTGATGCAGCACAAAAGGAAAACTGGGACGAATGTCCTAAAATCTACAAAACCTACAAAGTACCTGACGATATTATCAATAACAAATATTACACGGTATCAAAGGAAGTTGCAGAAGATATTAGAAATTCTGTCGATAAAGATATTACAACAGACGGCTCTCAACAAAATAAAGATTTAGAACATAAAATCGGAAATTCTAAGACCGTTGAAGTTCTCGAACATTGGGGAAATCTTACACTAAAAGACGGTACAGTATTGAAAAACTGGCACGTTGTAGTAGTTGCAAGAAAACACGTTGTAAGATTTGAAAAAAATAACAGAATTATCAATCCGTTTACGTTTGGTGCGTGGATTACTGACCCTGAAACTGGTAGAGGAATTTCTCCTCTATATTGTGTTCTATCATTGGCAAACCTGCAAGAAGATTTGATGAACAGAACTTGCGATATGCAAACTTTGCAGGAAAATCCACCGATTTATGCTCCAAAAGGTTTCTTTGATGATGAAGAAGTACAACTTTATCCTGGAAAAATAATTGAGTTTGGTGATAATCTTTCACCAAGTCAAATTAAAGCTATGGAATTTAGCGTATCTGTATTTTTGAATGATATTACTTTCTTATCGGATATGATGGCGGAAGTTTCAGGGATATTCCCGAATATGGCAGGTGCTGACGAAGCAAAAGCAAAAACTGCAACTGAAATCTCTACGAAAGCACAGGGGCAATTAACACGTCTTTCAATGTTAATCGACACAATCAATCAAGATTTAATTGTTGAAGATGTTAAAAAAGTTGCGAAACTATGTGCTGATTTTAAGTCAGGTGATGAGGATATTTTTGTAGATAACGGAAATAATAAAGAAACAATCACAATCACAGACGGAATCAGACAGGCTGAATATCGTTACACTTATTCTGATAGAACTGCAACAACAGAAAGAAGCAACAAAGCTGATTTAGTTGCAGAAGCCGCTGAAAGATTTGCTGATTTTATACCATTAAATGCTCAAGAGTTATTCACTTGGTATATGGAACAAAAAGATATAGAAAATCCTGAAAGATTTTTGCAACAACAAGATACAATTCCTATTGAACTTCAACAAATGCTTATGCAAAATCCACAAATAAAGCAAATGGTAGAAATGTTTGAGCAACAAAAGCAAAGCCAACAAGAAGCAGGAGCAGAAAAACCGAGTGCGGTAATTCCTGATGCAAGCATTCCACAAGCTCAACCAATGGAGTAATAAATGGACAAAGAAAAAGAATTTGATATAAAACTTCGCAGGAGTGAACTTGCGAAGTCTGAAATTTGGCAAAATATTAGAACTCATCAAATAGAGATGATTATAGGTTTAGCAAAAAATAATTATGACGGAAACGACATAAGAGCGATGTTGAAACTTATCGCCAAAACAGATGAATGGGAACAAGATTTTAAAAAAGCACAAGCTAATAGAGGATAAGGAGAGAATATGTTAGGAGAAGCGACTGAAAATATTGAAAATACCGCAAATACCGCAAATACAGAACCGACAGACAACTCTGACAATGTCAACAATCAAGAGCCGTTAAACAATGACGACAACTCTAACGATAATGACAATCAAGAGCCTGAAAATTCAAAAAATGACGGTAAAGAAGGTCAACAAGGCAAAAAATTTGGAACTTTGGACGATGCTTTAAAAGGTTATTCAGAACTTGAAAAGAAGCTAGGTCAACAATCCAACGAACTTGGAGAATTGAGAAAACAAGCAGAAGAAGCAGTAAATCTCAAAAAGCAAATTGAAACAATGCAGTTGCAAGAAGCTCAATTAAAAGGCTTTGATTCTGTTAAATCTTATCAATATCACAAAGACGTTGCCAAATTTACTGCCGATGAGTATTGGAAACACTTACAAGAGTGTGAATTTCCTGACGAAATGGAGAGATTGCTCAATGACTACAAAAATAATCCTTCCGCTGAACTTTTGGACATAATCGAATCTCAATTTTCAGTTGAAACTCTAAAAGATGTAGCAGGCAAGAACGCAATCTTTGAAGGACAACTTCAAGAAAAAGAAAATGAAGCCCTAGAAAACGAGATTAAGTTATCTGCTCAACTATATCTTAACGAAAATGTAACAAAATATGCAGAAAAATTCAAAAATCCTGCATTTGCTGCCCTGTATGGAGAAGCATTTAGAGCTTACGGTTGTAATTTGCAAACGGATAAATTTGTAGAACTAATGGATTCATTTGCAGATACTGTCGTTAAAGATTTTAAAATTAAAAACGGTATAAAAGTAGAAAATACAAACGCAACCGATGAAATTACAGGATTAGGCGGAACTACTGGAAGTTCTGCAAGCGGTAGTGGAAAATCACTTACCGATATGTCCGATTCTGAATTGGACGAAACTTTAGATAGGTTAATTTAATAAAAGGAGAATAAAATATGGCTATTGAAATGTTTATTAAAAGTGCTTTCACAAAAGCATTTAACAAATACGTTTACAACGAGCTTATTGTTGGTAAATTAGCACACGTTGAATTTAAAACTGGTAAAAGCAAAGGTGATGAAGTCGATGTTGTAATGCCTGGTATGGTAAACGTGTTTGATTATGACGGTGGCGATTTACCTGATGCAGAAGAAGTAACAACTTCTGTAACTAAGGTAAAACTTGATAAAGGTGCTGCCGTACACTTCGGTCTTAAACAAATCGAAGAAGATATGATTAGAAATGCACCTTCAGAAGAAAAACAAATCGAATTGGTTAAGAGCTACACAGATGATGCAATTAAACAAATTGCCGCAAGAGTAGATAGTGCATACGCAAAATTATATACACGTGCTGGTCATTATGTAGATTGTACCTCTGCAACATTCTCACCAAAAATCGCAAAGGAATTGTTCGGCTATATGCAAGCGAAATTCCAAAAAGGTGACGGTAAAGGTCATACAAACTGGATTGACGGTCAAATGATTTGTATTGTTCCGCCTGAATATCAATATTATTTGGGTAAACTTGATAATTTCTATCAAGGAGTTGAATCAGGTCATAAAAAAATTGAAAAAGGTTTCATCGGTAAATTGTATGGTTGGGATATTTTAGTATCTAATAACTTGGCACGTGGTGAAGATGATTCAGTTTATCCATTGTTTGGTGTTAAAGGTAAAACATTGGCAGGTGGTATCATTAAAGACTTGCATATGCAAGATTACGTACCTGAAAAGAACTTTAACAGAAACTACAAAGGATATTCTTTGTATGGTGTTGGAGCTCCGAGAGTTGATTTCTTCGGTTCTGCAAAAATCAAAGCTCCATTACAAATGGACTTGACATAATTTGAGGGGGACTATCCCCCTTTTTAAGTTAGTAACATAAACATAAGGAGAAATAATAATGGCAACAACTGATATTAAAGTGCAACTTCCTGTACTTGATGCAACTCAATCCGTAGAAATTGCAAGTTTTACAGCAACTACAATTACTACCGATATGCAAATTTTAAATGCAATGAAAAATAAAAATAACTCTTTTGTACTTATCGTTAATGCAACAAAAGCAGGTACAGTAACATTGAAAGCTGGGGATAATCACCCAAATACTATGCTTGGTGATTTGACTCTTGCCGTAGCAATTGGTGTAAATGTTATCAGATTACAAGATATTTCACGTTTTGAAAAAAGAGATGGTTCTGTAAAACTTACAACTGCAACAGTAGAAGGGACAATCTTTGCAACTGCAAAAAGAGCAGGTATTTCACCAGTTAATGAACAATAATTGAGAGAGGGGAAACCCTCTCTTTTAAAATAAGGAGATAATTATGGCAGAAGTTAAATGCGTAGATATTCAATTTAAACCAACAGGAAATGTGTTTAGAATTCCTGTAAAAGAAGCATATAGATTACTTGAAGAAGATAGAGGGAATTATGTCGTTCTTGATAAAGATTTTGTTTTTCCTGTTAAAGTTGATGTTGTTGAAACAAGTACTTTTGAACAGGTTGTCGAAGATGATAAACAAGCTGACGAACAAAAAGACGACAAAAAAGAACCCACATTCAAAGAAGTTTTAGAAAAGAAAAAAGTTAAAGAACTTATCGAATATTGTGATGAAAACAAAATCGAATACGATAAGAACGATAAAAAAGCAGATTTAGTTAACAAAATTCTTGCAAATGCAGAAAAAAAAGAAGATACACAAGATAAACAAGCTGACGAACAAAAAGACGTAGCGGAACAAGTTATCACAGAAGAAAAAACAGAAGAATAAAACAATGACTATAACATTTCTTGATTTATATAATGATATGACTGGTCAGGCTTGGTCAATGTTTGACGGCGAAGCAGAGGGAATGGACGATTTTGAAAAATCCGTTACTACTTCAATTCAAAAAGCATTGAATGACCTTTGGTGTTCTTATAAATATCCATTCAGAAATAAGACAATGACTATAAAAACTAGGAGTGGAGTTGATTCTTATTCCACTCCGAATGGAAAAATAGCGAAGAAAAAAGTTAATAGTAAAAAAGTTTATGGTGTAAAAATCGGCAAAAATTTTCTTGAATATGAGCCTGATTTTGAAACTTTGGAAGATAAAAGCGGAACTCCTGAAAAGTTCTATGTAAAAAACGATAAATTATATTTATATCCTACTCCTGACGATACTTACAAAGTTGAAATTGAATATTGGACAATTTTTGCAGCTTGTGATGAGGACGGAGCTTCTAAAGCAACACTTGAGGAAGAAGCGGACTACATTGATATTCCTGAAAAATACGAAAGTTTATTTAAAGCTGCATTGTTGCCATTGTGTATGGTATATGCGATTGCATCGGAAACTGACGAAAACTATTCAGGTTATCAAAGACAGTATGAAGCCGCTTACAAAATTCTTATCGATTATGCTCGTGGAATTGAAACAGAAAAAAGAATTGGTTGGAGATAAAAATGTTTTTAGTAGATGAAGAAACTGGAAATATAACACTTACACAGGGAGATACTGGCGAATACGTTATAAATGGACTACCCACAGACCAGTATTACACCGTTTATCTTGCAATACAAGATAGTAAAAGAAAGCCGATAGGAAGTGAAATTGTTGAAAATGCAAATCTTAAAAGTTCTGTTTCAATGAAGTTTTTAGCATCTCTAACAGATTTGTTAACTGTTAGTAAATCAAACGAAACCGAAACATATTATTTCGGTATTAAAATTTGCGACAAACTGGGAAATGAAGATACTCTTGTAATCGGAAATAATGAAATAGGCGACAATAACACTATTACAGTATATCCAAAGAAAGTTGAGGGTATAAATGGTTAATGTTTCAAGTGCGAATAAAAAAATAAAAGTTTCCGTATCTGCAAAGAAAAATATAAATGCCGTTGACAGTTCTAACAATATGGCACGTTTTTATCAGGAACTAGCTCAAGAATGGGCAACGTCTGATTCTATTGTGGAAAATACAGATTATTCCTCAAAGTATTATGCAGAAAAATCAAAAAATAGTGCTGAAATATCCGCAAATCTACTAGAGCAAACAAAAACAGAAGCAGAAGCAGCTTTAAATAATATCCACGATAGTAGAACTGCTGCAATTAGTGCTATTGATACCGCAGAAGCAACTGCAATAGAAAACATTGAAATAGAAACAACCGATTCTATAAATTCTGTAATAGCAGAAGGCACTACTCAAAGAGAATTGTTAAATGCCGATGTTTCATCAGCCAAAAAGGCTGCGGAAGAAGCAAATATTAGTGCAAAAAATGCAGCAACAAGTGAAAGTAACGCACTAGCTTATAAAAATTCCGCTCTAGCAAGTAAAGAAGCTGCAAGCGGAAGCGAAGCTAATGCAAAAGAAAGCGAAACAAAAGCAGCAACAAGTGAAAATAATGCTCTTGCATACAAAAATTCCGCTCTTAAAAGTTCCCAAACTGCGACATCAAAAGCAGATATTGCAACCACAAAAGCAAAAGAAGCAAGTACGAGTGCAAATTCTGCAAGTGCAAGTATGACATCTGCAAGCAATTATGCAGCACAAGCCAAAAAGGCTGCGGAAGAAGCAATATCAGGTCAATTACAGGCGGATTTTTCTCAAACAAATAGTAGTGCAAAAGATTTTATAAAAAACAAACCTACAAAATTATCGGATTTTACCGATAATTTAGGAAGTTCACCAACACACACGCACAATCAATATTTAAAAGAAGCTGACACTATTAAAGTTCAAGAGATAAGCCAAGAGGAATACTTGGCATTAAAAAAAAAAGATGCCAATACCTTATATGTTGTTTGTACTCAGCTCTTAGTTTGGGGAACTTCGGCTTGGGGTATAGGAGTTTGGAGTTTGCAAGATGAGTAACAATCCGATAAATAGTCTTATGTATTTAGGGGATAAGAAGATTACATCTGCAATACCTCTGTATTTACAAGACAAACTAATTTCTAAGATATATTTAGGCGACAAAGTCGTTTATAGAATCATAAAGGCAAAAAATAAATGAGTGCAATTACACAACTGATATGTAATAAATTTGGTGGAATAAGACAGAGAAATGCGGTTTTCAGTAATGAATTGATAACCGCACAAGATATGCAAAACGTAGAGCTTTACTACACTGGAACAAATGGCGGAGTAGGAATAAGAACCGCAAAAGGCAACATTTCTGTCAATAATTCACTTGTTGGTAGTGAAAAAATCATCAATATATTTGAAAGCATTCAGGGTAAAACTACTTATTTTTTAGTCCATACCGAAGATGAAACACAGGGAAAATTCTATTTATACGACCAAACTTTAAACAATTTAGTATTAAAGAAAAGTGGTTTAACAAAAACAGGTGTTTCAAACGGCTTCGATGTTCCACAAGGTTGGTCAGATTTATTCTTTTTCACAAATGGAAAAGAGATGTTTACTTATGAAGCAGGCAAAAAAAATGAAGAAAATGCACTTGCGGAAATTACAGATATGACACCAACCGACAGGGACGGTAGAAGTGTAGTAGGTCTTAATGCGGCTCTTTATAATAACAGATTGTTTATAACAAACGGTAATATTCTATGGTATTCAGTAACATCGAATATTTACGATTTTTCTACAGCTCAATCCGATTGGACTACAACGGCAGGATATATAGAATGTGTTAAAAGTATTACCGCTATTCACGAATATTTAGGCTCTTTGGCTATCTTCTATCAGGATAGCTCTCAATTATTATCTGTTTCAAACGGAGATTTTTCATTGAGTGAAGATTCCCCTGGCGGTTGTGCAGGAATAAATGCTCTTGTTTTTCACGATACTGATTTATATTTTTATGATCATACAAAAAAATCTGTATTTTCATTTAAACAAATTATAAACGGCGAAAAAACTTTAGGTGAAAACGTAGCAATAGAAATTCAAGAAGAATTGGCAGCAATAGATATAAATAAAAATAATAATATCCAAGCCGTTTCAGTTTTTCTCACAAATAGAAATGAAATTTGGTGGATATTGCCGACTTCCGATGAAGATTATTCAACAATTTTAATTTATGATTACTTAAAAGGTGAGTGGATTAAAAGAAAATCACAAAAAATAAATGCAATACGTGTTATAAATAACACTCTTTATTCAGCAGGTAATGACGGAAATATTTTAGAAGAATATAACACCAATACATTCAACGGCGAATATATTCCCCAATATTACAACTGTTCACCTATGAACTTAGAAGCTATGAACACGTTAAAAATATTTGTGTTTCCACCTAGAGTATCTTTTGATTTGCCTTATTCAAACACATTTTTTGTAAAGTACATCAAGAATTATAACACATTCAAAAAACCGAAAATAAAACTTATAAAAAGCAAATTGAAAAATTTCTTGATATGGGGAGTTGGCAAATGGGGAATTAACTATTGGTCATCAAAAGCAACGAGTATTATAGGAAAATTCCCAAATGCAACATTCAAAGTTTTAGAGATTTGCATATACACAGAAAATGAAATGCAATCTTTCTCTATTAAAAATATGGAATTTAGCAAAATAAAGGTTAAACAAGTTTGATTAAAGTTTTCATACCTAAAGATATTGATTTTAATTACAAACAATGTAAGAAGCTATACAAAAAATATCAGCGACAAATTGGCGACAATCAAGAATTTAGAGATATTGTAAAAAATACCTTTTTCTATTCTTTCTTTGATGATGAAAAACACATCGGTTGCATTTATTACTATATGCGAGGAGATAAACTGTTCGTTAATGCGTTCGCAAACAGACATACTCACGAAATTAATATTGAATGTTTAAAGAAATCTTTTGAATGGTTTAATTGCGATATTTACGCAGAAACAAAGCACAAAACGGCTATTTATTGCCTATACAAATGTGGCTTTAAGAAAGTTAGAGAAAATGTTTATAAATATGAAAGGTAGGAAATATGGGCGGTGGTTCTAGTTCTAAATCTAAGTCTAATTCAAGTTCAAACACTACTTATAAAACAACAACGACAACAAATCCTTATGTAACATCTACCACGAATGACGGTGGAACAACTACAAAATTAAAGGACGGAACTGCTTTAAGTAGTGTATATAATTTTACAAATGCCAATATGGACGATTTGTTAAATCAATATCTAAATCCGAGTTTAGATACTACTACAAATCAAGCTCAATTACAGGCATATACAAGAACTTTGAATGATGAAACAAGAAAAAGTCTTGAAAATAATATCATAACTCCCTTAGCACAAAGAAATATGATAAGAAGTTCTCAAGCAACAGATTTGTATAATAATCTTGCAAAACAACAAAATGATGCAATTAGCGATTATACGGCAAATCTTTTAGCAAATAGCCAAGAAAATACGGCTAATATCATTACAAACTTAATGAATTATGCTTTACAAGGCTACAATGTTGTTTCAGGCAACCAAGCACAATCACTTAATACATCAAGTGGTAACGCAAGTAAAAATACTCACACAAGCGGTAGTTCAAGTAGTGCTTCTTATGGATTATAGGGGGAAGTAATGAATAGTCAACAATTATATGAACTTTATATGCAACAGCTTGCACAACAACAAGCTAAAAAAGAGGGAAATTCCCTAGATAAAATAAAAAATTATTCTGCAAAAATTGGTAATTACGGAAATAATTTATCAACAGTAGGTAATGCAATAAAAGACAATGTAAATAGCGAACTTGCTCAAAAATTCGGTGGTTCTCTTGCGAATTTCGGAAATACTATGAGTAAAGGTGCTAATACTGTATCTAATACATTAAATACTCCTCAAAATTATTTTAAAGGTTTTGCAGGCACAGGAGCTGCAACTACTGGAGCAACCGCAGGCACTACCGCAGGAGCTACAACTGGAGCAGCGACAGGAGCAACTACCGCAGGTACAGTTGGCGGAATGACCGCAGCAGGAAGTACCGCAGCAGGAGCAGGTGTAGGAACTGCCGCAGGGGCAACTGGTGGAGCAGCAGCAGGCAGTGCAGCAGGTGGGGCAGCCGCAGGTGGAAGTGCAGGCGGAGCGAGTGCAGGTGCAGCAGGCGGACCAATCGGAGCTTTAATAGCGTTAGCGGTAATGGCTCTAGCAGGTGGACACAGAAAAGCTGCAAAAAAAGCAGGTAACCAGTTAATGAACTCTACCAATAAAATGGCAGAACAAGAAAACGAATTATCTGAACAAAACTTGCAACAAATTCAACAAAATACTGCAAATTTACAACAACAAGCCGATAATGCGATTGCTCAGGGAATACCGACTGGCGGAGCTGCAAGCATACAAAATCCTAACGGTTCTGTATCAGATTTTCCTATAACAAAAGAACAATTTGCAAAAAGCCTAAAAGATGTTGGTTGGGACGATAAAACAATCAATTCTGCATTAAACGGTTTAAATTTGGGTAATAAAGAAATGTCCGATTATATCAACGCATACAATCAAACTGCAAGCAACGGACAGGGAATTACAATACCACAAAATGCTCAACAAGTTGCAGCAGCACAAGCATTAGCAAATGGTGAAACTCCAATCACTCAACAGGGAGAAGTTGCTACAAATGCACAAATCAAACAGGGAATTTTAGATAAATTCGCAAATGGTATTGCTGATTTTTCAAGAGGTTATCAAGAAAACAGAAATAATGGTTTTTCTCCTGAAAATCTTACAAATAATAAATTTGCAGTAACAACAGAAAAAGAAAATCCTGCGTTAGCAAATTATCAACAAACATTGAGGGACAAAGGCTATAAAGACGATGTTATAAATGCAGTCGCAGAAGGTAAAAATAGCGGAAATAAAGAAATTGCAGATTGGATAAGCAATAATCAAAGTGCTTATAAACCAACTACCGAAACTAAATATTATGATAAGTCTAAAATGGGAAGATTTGGAGAAGCCGTAGGAACAGTAGGAAGATTGGTACAAAATCCTGCAACACAAGCAATCGTAGCAGGTGGTTTGTCAACTGCATTAACAGGCAATCCACTTTACGGTTTAGGTATGGCTTATAAATTCGGCAACGGTCGAGCTATGAGCGATATTTATAAAAATGAACTTGCTAAGCAGGGTGTTGAGGTTGACCCTGGTATGTTCGGTAGTCTTTCTTCTACTGATATGAATGCTTTAATGATGCCACAATATAAACAAACTGCAAATGAAATATTAAAAGCAAGATTAGATGAAACCGCAAGATACCACGATTTGATGATGAAATATTATAACGATAAATTGAATGAAACTCACGATAATAATGTCGCAAATCAGGATATTAAAAGGATAAATGCAAATGCAAGACAGACATCTGCAAATGCCAGTGTCATAAGAGCAAACAAAACAGGTAACGGTAAGGGCAGTAGGGCTAATGCCAATAAACCACAAAATCACAAAGATTGGGCAAGCGACTTGGCAGGATTTACAACAATAATGTCAAATCCAAAATATATAGATAAACTTGACATCGCAAGAAGTCGTTTTATCGGCAAGTACGGTGTTGACCCTATGAAATACGTAAAATAAAAAAGGAAAAATAAAGAATGGGATTATATGATGATTTACTAGAGGAACAACCTAATGTTGCTCCTCAAAAAAATGTGAAAAATAATACTAAAAGTTCAGGATTGTATGATGATTTGTTAGTTGAAGAACCACAACAAACTCAACCAACATTCGCAGAAAATCACCCTTTTGTAGCTTCTATCCCCGAAGCGGGGAAACAATTTGGAGTAAGAGCAGTAAAATCATTTCCTGAATTTGCAAGAGGTGTAAACGACCTTACTGCATTGATTGGCGATAAGACAGGCTTGAACGGTTTGTCTGATTTCGGTCGTTCAAATGCAGAATTTTGGCAAAATCAATCCGATAAGATTCAGATTGACCCAAAATATCAAGGTTTAAAAGGTTTATCATCAAAAGAAACATTTTTACCAACTGTTCTAGGTTCAGTAGGCGACCAAGCTACCAACTTGCTTATGGCAGGTGGTGGCGGTGGAGCAGGTGCAAAAGCTGCTGCGACTATGGGATTAAAAGGTGCAGCTAAAGCAGGTTTAATCACCGCAGGAACTTCTATTCCTAACTTAGCTCAAGAAGGTACATACTTAGACAAAATTCAACAATTTCAAGAGTTAAACGGCAGAATGCCTACACTTGAAGAATTAAAACAAATTCAGAATGTAGCTCTTGGAGAAAAAGCAATCAATACAGCTCTTGAAACAGTTTCAGACAGATTATTATTTGGCAAATTCTTCCCTGAAGGTGCAGTTACAAAAGGTGTAAAAGGTGTTATAAAAAGTGCTGGACAACAAGCATTAACCGAAGCTGCAACAGAAGGTATGCAGGAAGGTGTATCTATTGGTGCTGAAAAATTACTCGGAATGAATCAGGGTGATAATCTTGCAAGATTAGCCGATGCTATGGCAATCGGTGGTGTTACAGGTGGTGTTATGGGTGGTGTCGGTACTGCCGCATCTCAACCGTTGAATACTCAATTTGATGAAAATCAAAGTGCAATTAACCCAGTAGAAGCAATACAAAATGTATCTGCAAAAATTGTTGACGGTGGTAAGGTTCTTTATGATTCCGCTGCTGATAAATTAAATGCAGCTGCTAGCAATATTGCTAATGCTACTACTGCCGTAGGTGATATGGTTTCAGCTCCTAGCTCTTTTGACACATTGAGAGCATTGTCAAAAGAAGGTGCTTTGTCTAACCACATAGAAAATATCGCACCAAACACTGTAAAAAAGCAACGTGCAAAGAAAATAAAAAATAATCCTGAAACTGTAATAAATAATTCTCCTGATGTATCTGTTCAAGATACAGGAGTTCCAAATATGATTGAAGATACAAATCTGTACAATGTTTCAGAAAATGGCGAAAATACAATAACAAACGCTCAAAATGTAGAAAATATCGCAAATGAAGTCCAACAAGAAACTCCTAGCGAAAATACCGCAGTTTTAGAAAAAAATAAAAAAGAAATACAAAAAACAAAAGCCAAAGCGGAAGCAATCGAAAAAATCAAGAAAATTGCTCCGAAAACTGCTGAAAAAATTGAAACAGAACAAAAAAACACAAAAGAAATAGGCTTGAAAGATAGACTAAAAGAATTAGGTTACAATAATAATGATGTAGATAATTTCTTTAATGCTATTGAAAACAAAGAAAATGTTGACTTGTCTTTTGGCAATACAATGTTTAATGGTTTATTGAATACAAAAGAAGAAGCAGATTTCATAAAAGCACAGGAACTTAATAAATTAACAAAAGAATACAGACAAAGCAAAAAACTACAAAAAAATAATAAAGCAGCTGAACTAGCACCAAAAACAGTTGAAAAAGTGCAAAATGATACATTTAGAAAAATAAATGACGAACATACTGCAAGAATTATGCAAGTTTATAATAAATATACTCAACAGGATATTTTAGCAGGAAAAGCAAATGCAGAAATTGAAGCTATAAACAAAGAATTTGAACCATTAGAAAAAACCGCTTTAGATAATAACCATACCGAGCAACCTCTCGATATGGTTAAAAGTGCTGCAAAGAATGAAAAAATTAAGGAAATTGCACCTAATATCACCGAAGCAAACAAAAACAAAGAAGAACTAATTGCAAAAGCTAAAGATTTAGGTATTAGAGGTAATTTAAAAGCTATGAAGCCTGAAAAATTGCAAGCAAAAATCAAAGAAGCTGAAACAAAAGTTGAACCACAAAAACATATCTCAGAAGGTTGGAAAGTTCAAGATTTTATCGATGATTTAGAACCGCAAGTAAATCAAATTTATGAAGAAAATTCTATACAAAAACCTTTTAAAAATCGTCAAGAATTAAAAAAATGGTGTATGGAAAATCAGCCATATTACAAAAAATATATTCCTGATGTAGTAAATTATTTTGCAAATAAACATAATATACTAAATGATTTTGTAAAAGAAGAAAGTGTTACTACTAAGAAAAAAGGAGAAATCAAAAATGGACATTCTGCTGAGAAAACTAATGGAAACAGATCCAATGTATCAGAAAGAGAAAAAACAACAGAAACAAACACAAGCGAAATTCCACAAGGAAAATCCGCAAATGAAAGAACTGTTGATGAAATCGGACGAGGACACGACATATCTAATGACGGAAAACGAGGAATAAGCCAAAAAGATAAGGAAGTTATCGAAAAAGAATACAAAAATCAGCACGAACTAAACAAAGCTATTGAAGATTATATCAATAATGGCGAATATAAAAAATACGCAGGTTCTGTCCGTATGCCACAAGCTATAAAAGATTGGTTAAAAAAATATGCAGGTGCAGGTGGACTTGAAAAACAAGGAGCTGAAGGTAAAGGATTATTATCAGAATATTATACTCCTCAAAACATTGTAAATAAAATGTGGGATTTAACTGCTCAATATGTAAATACAAACGGTGCTAAAGTTTTAGAACCGTCTGTTGGTATTGGCAGATTTCTTGAAAACGCTCCTAAAAATACATCTTTTGATGTGGTTGAGATGAACCCAGTATCAGCAAAAATCACAAAAATTTTATACCCTGATACAAATGTAACCACAGGAGAATTTCAAGAAAGATTTATTGATAAAACCAATAACAAACCTGTAAAATCAGTAAATCCTGAATACGATATTGTAATAGGTAATCCGCCATACGGTCAATATTCAGGTAGATATAAAGGAATGGGAGAAGGTAAAAAATATTCACGTCTTGAAGCATATTTTATTAACAGAGGATTAGACAGTTTGAAAGAAAACGGAATTATGACGTTTATTGTTCCTAGTTCTTTCTTAGAAGGTGCTATCACTCCTGCAAAACAAGAAATCGGCTCTAAATGTGAGTTAGTAGATGCGTACAGATTGCCTGAAAATATGTTTGATACTACTTCTCTTGGCACAGATATTGTGGTATTAAGAAAAACCGCACTAAAATCAAGTGATAAAAATTTGAATTTGGGTAAATGGTTTAATGAACACCCTGAGAAAGTCTTAGGAACTGTTGAACAACGTAAAAACAGATTTGGAAAACTTGAAAATGTAGTAAAAGGCGACAAAAACGTAGTTGATAATATTGATACATCTAAAAAAGATATAAAGGAAACAGTTGTTGCAAAAAGTGCAACTACCGAAAAAACTGCTGCAAAAAAATCGAACCATATTGTTAATACTAACAAAAAGGTCAAAAAACCTGCTGCAACAGTAAAAGGAAAAGTTGAATACACAGAATATCAACACGATAATACTATTTCTGATGCTGAATTGGAATTATTCCAAGATACTCGTGTTGACGGAACTTTACCTGAAAGCAAATATAAACCGAATGAAAAAGTAAATGAGTACAAAGGCAAATTATACAATGATTTCAACTATTTACAGGGCGATATTTACGAAAAATTAGAAGATTTGGAAAATTCTGAAATTTCAGAAAAACAGAAAGAAATACAAAAGAAAAAATTGCTTTCTGTGCTTCCTGAACCAAAAACAGTTGAAAATATTGCATTCAATCCCACTTCTGATTTCATCAGGGAACAATCATTAGGAAATCTTGAAGAAGAAGTTTACGACTATTCTATAAGAGATTACAAAAAGGTTAATACTCCTGACACATTGGATAGAAGATACAAAAAATACATTGACCATTTAACCAATTCAGAAAGAAACGGTGTTTCAACTTGGGATATGAAAAAGTTTATTGACGGAGATAAAATCAGAATTGATTATCATTATTCTAGTTATTCTCTTACTGATGCAGAAAAGAAAGCTGAAAGAAACCGTCAATATGCAGAATATATGACAAAGTTAAAAAATACTGTTGATAAAACTTTCAATGATTATGTAAAAAATGAGCTTACAAAAGAAGAAAAACAAAAATTGGAAGATGCTTGGAATAGAAAATTTAACGCAACTTATAACCCTGATTTTAAAAAGATGCCGATGATTGTAAAAGGTTTGAACTCTGAATTTTACGGCAAAAAATTAAAGTTGCAAAATGTTCAGGTAGAAGGTGTAAACTTCTTAACAAATAAAGGTGTAGGCTTGCTCGGTTTTGAGGTTGGAGTTGGTAAAACGCTTACAGGCATTATCTCAACTGTTCAAAATATGCAAATGGGAAGATGCAAAAAACCGCTAGTATTAGTTCCAAAACAAGTAAAAGATAACTGGATTAAGGAATTTAAAGAAACATTCCCAAATCTTGAAATAAACGATGTTGACAATATGAGCAAGTTTAAGGGCGAAATAAAAGAAAATACCGTTACGGTAGCAACTTATGAAGCTCTTGGCAATATTTGGTATGGAGAAAATTCTGCAAATGATTTAATCGACCAAATTTATTCTGTATCAAATGATTTCAACAGAGAATCTACAAAACGTGGTAAAGAAAAAACTAAGGAACGTGCAGAAGAACTTGTCGGAAAAGCAGAAGGCGGAAACAAAAAATTATTTAATATTCAAGAAATCGGCTTCGACCATTTAACAATCGATGAAGCTCACAACTTCAAGAATTTATTTGCCGATGCCAAAGCTGACGGACAAGAAGGCAATACTTATGTCAATATTTCAGGCGGTAGTACTTCAACTCGTGCTGCAAGATTATTCTTGCTCACACAATACGTTTTGAATAATAACGGAAATAGAAACGTGTTTATGTTGACCGCAACTCCATTTAACAATAGTCCGCTTGAAGTATTTAATATGTTATCATATCTTGCAAAAGATGAACTTGACAAAAAAGGTCTTTATAACGTTTACCAATTTATGGAAAACTATGCTGACATCAATTCAGATTGGATTGTAAATAGCAGAAATGAAGTTGAGTACAAACAGGTTGTAACTGGATTTAAAAATGCAAGCTCTCTAAGAGAGTTGATAAAATCAGTTATGCTTATAAGAAGTGCAGAAGATGCTGGAATTGTAAGACCTGAAAAATACACCAAAAGAGTAACTTTAGAACCAAGTCAAGAACAAATTGACTTAATTGCACAAGCAGAGGAAGAAGCTGTAACAGGTAAAAAAGACGAAGGTGCAGTATTAAAAGCTATAAATCAATCAAGAAAAGCAACTCTTTCACCTGATATAGCAACAGATAACTTCGATGTTTCACCTGAAGATTTTATCAAAAATTCACCAAAACTTAATTACATAATGAGTGCAGTTGAATCAATGAAGAAAAAAGACAGTAAAACTTCCCAACTTATCTATATGCCATTAGGTGTAAAATTCTTACCAAAAATTAAGCAATATTTAGTTAATAAAGGAGTGTTTACTGCTGATGAAGTAGCAATTATTGATTCTAGTGTTTCCGATGATAAAATTACAAAAATTACAGATTCCTTTAATGATAGAGAGGGAAAAGTAAAACTTGTAATCGGAACAAATAAAATCAAAGAAGGTATGAATTTAAACAAAAATTCATCTGTCCTATATGTACCATATATGGACTGGAATCCGACTGACTTTGTTCAGGTAGTTGGCAGAATTTGGAGAAGGGGTAACAGATACTCAAAAATAAGAGTAGTTGTTCCTTTGTTAAAAAATTCTTCTGATAGTTTTATGTTCCAAAAATTGAATGAAAAAACCGACCGTATCAATAATATTATGGACGAAAGCAAAGAGTATATTGATACTTCCGAATTAAACACGTCAGAAGAAAAAATCAATATGATTTCTAACCCTGAAAAGAAAATGAAAATGTTTGTTCAGGTAGAAAAACAAAAACTTAATGCAAAAGTTCAAGATTTACAGGGTAGATTGGAAACTTCACAAGCATATTTAGGGAAATTAAAATCTGATGAAAAAATGCTTAAATATTCAGAAGAACAATATGCAGAAAATTCCGAAAAAATAAAAAACATTGATCCTGAAAAAGATAAATGGGATTATGAATATACACAAAAAAGAATCAATGAATATAAAAAAGACGTTGCTTCTTATAAGCTATCTTTGAAAAAAGTTAAAGAAAAAATTGCAAGATTAGAACTTGATTTCGAGGGTAAAGATTCAGAAGAAGTAATCAATGCGGAAATTGAAAAAGTAAATCAAGACATACAAGATGTAGAAGAATACGGAAAGAAAAAGCTTGTTGAATTTACCGAAGAATATGAGAACGAACGCAAGAATAAAAAATCTATAAGTGAACTTATAAAAGAGTTTGAAAAAGATACGATTGAACTTTATGGTGATGATTCGGTTGAGGAAAGTAAACCTCTTACAGTCGAACCAACTAAAAGATACGAAAAAACGAGAGAAAGTGCGTATAGTGTTCCTGTAATAAAACTGGAAACAAAAGCTCAAAAAACCAAAAAATCTCGTACTAAATCTCGTATTGAAAAAGCAAAACAAATTATTGATGCAAGAAAATATAATAAAGTCCTAAAAGAAGGTGTGCAAAAATGGCACGCACAAATCAACTTGCGTAGATATGAAGCTGATAGAGTTTTAAATAATTTCATCAATATTACAAAAGGTATGGCTAAGGAAATTGGAGTAAATGACAAAAACCTAAGAGAGATTATGCCATTTTTAAGAGAACGGACTGAACTTCCTGAAGGACTTAACAGACCTGAATTAGAAACAGTTTGGGAAAAAGTCCATAATAAAAACGGAATGGCTGAAAGACTCACAAATCTAGCTGATACCGCTTCTAATAAATTTGAAAAATTTTGGAATGAATATAAAGCCGTTCAAGCAAGTGGAGAATATACAGGAGAAGAAAATAAAATCAAAAATTATATTAACCACGAGTGGGATTTGGGAAATGGTAAAGAAAAATCATTATTAACTAACTATTTTGCAACTACATCTAAACACGGTAAACAAAGAACAATCGACACGTATTATCAAGGAATAAACGGTATTCAATTAGAAAACGGAGAAATTCGCAAATTGAAACCGAAAGTTCTTGATTATGCCGCATTGTTAAAAATGCAATCAGATAACCTGATAAAAGCAACTTGCGACAAAGCTCTTGCTGATAGCGTAAAGAGTTTTAAAACCGCAGAGGGTGCTAATCTTGTGCTGCCTGCTTCACAAGCTCCTAGCAACTGGGTAGAAATCAATCATAGTGCGTTAAACAAAACCGTAGCAAGACCAGTTACAACAAAGTTTGGTGAAAAAGTTGCACCTGACTTACAAAATAAATTGGCTGAAATCGGTGTTGCTATCGGAAATAGAATACCTGCAAGAAAAGGTAACGGCTCTCCTAATTCTTTAGGACGTTTCGTAAAAAATCAACCGCCTGAAATCAGATTGCAAAGGTGGTTCTCCAATAAAACTCTTGCTCACGAAGTAGGACACGCAATAGATAACGCTCTAGGTTTGCAAGATAGCGGTTTTGTAAACAGACATAGAGAAGAATTGTTAGAACTAAATAGAGAACGTATCGAAGCATTTGCAAAACAGGGAGAAAAGAAATACGCAGAAAAAGATTCTGAACTAATTGCAGAATTATTCGGAGTTATGTTTAACGATATTGAAAGTGCGTTAAAATATGCTCCTGCTGCAACTTCTGAAATAATGTCTAAAATGACCGAAAATAAAAAATTTGAAGGTTTACTACCTGCAAATTATGATTGGTCAGATGCAAAACACGTTATGGAAGAAAAAATTGTAGAATTTTTTAAAATGCCTGTCAGAGTTCACCCTGATATTGCAGCGACTTTAAAAACCGTATTTGAACCTAAAAAAGAATATTTAGAAGTTTTAGGATTTAAACCAGGTAAGGCTATGGACGATGTAAACGCAGTAGCCAAAATGTTTAATTTTTCATTGAGTGGCTTCCACGCTTGGGCATTGTCAGAATCATATCTAGGTAATACAGGTGTTAAAGGTCTTAAAGATACTTTCAATTTCAAAAAAATATATGATTCAATCAAAAACAATGATTACGACATTTATAAAAAAGATGAAGTTGCAAAAAGAGCTATCGAGGACGGTTTACAAATCGGAGCTACACTTGATGTTCAGAGAGGAGTTGTTGAAAACTTACTCGACAACACAGGAAAATGGTTAGAAAACAACGTCAAAGGCTTTGGCAGAATTTTCTCATTACCTGTAAAAACAGTAGCCAAAGGAACTGAATTAAACAATAAAGCTCTTTGGGACGTAATCCATAATAATTATAAATTAAACACTTATGAATTATTAGTTGAAAACGAATCAAAAAATGGTGTTATTTCCGATGCAAAACGCAAAGAAATTGCACAATGGGTAAATGATAGTTTCGGTGGTTTGGTATGGGAAAATTTAGGAATATCACCGAGTACCAAAAAAGCATTTTCTCGTTGGTTGATGTCGCCTGACTGGTTGTTATCTTCCACACGTCAATTTTTTGGTATGTTCAGTAGTAAAACAGGACATCAAAAGTTAAATAAACTCGCTGCAACAAGCGATTTTTGGCAAAAAGTAAAAGATACAACACAGTTTTTCGGTATAAATTCAATGACCGATGATATAAATGCTTCAGGAATGAGAGGACAAATCGCACGCAGATTTTGGACGAGGGCAGCAATCCAATCTATTATCTATATGAATATTCTTAATGCAGTATTCAGAATGTGGGATAGGGACAAAAACCCTGACTTGTATCCTGAAAAAATGACGGCTAAAGATTATTCTATGTTAGGTAATTCAGTAGGACAAAAAACTTGTGTATTCGCAGGCAGAAACTCTGACGGTACTGAAAGATATGTAAGATTTGGTAAACAGTTCCGAGAAGTTCCTGAAATGGTAGAAGACCCTATCAAAAAAATCGGTGGGAAAATTGCTCCAATTCCACAAACCGCAGCTACTATAATGACTGGTCATTCTTTATCAGGTTTTGAAAATAAAGAAATGAGCGAAGCTAAAGGGTGGAAACGTGTCGGAGTTGCAGCGAAACAGGGTGTAACAACATTCTTACCGTTCTCTGTCGGTTCTGCAATAAATAAAAAGGGCGATTACAGTCCGTTTGATTTGGTTGCGACCACAAGTAAAGGTATGAGTAAGTACAAAGCAGGAGAAAAATTTAAGGATATTTATAGCAGCGATAGCGACCCTAAAAAAATTGAAGAAATTGAGAAAGCTATGCGTATGAACAGATTTAGCGATAAAGATATTAAAACAATAAGAAACAGAGCTAAAGGGCAAACATACAAGCAATATAAAGATGATTTTAAAATCGCAATCGAAGCAGGAGATACAAACAAAGTTAAAAAAATCTCTGAAAAAATGGAGAAAAAACACATTTCCAAAATCGACCAAAGAGAGATTTATCTTAAAGCATTAAAAGATTATTACAAGAGTAGAGGTATAGGACAATGATATTTGCAACAATAAAATCATTTTTTGATGCAGTCGCAAAAATATTTTCCTTTGCGGAAGAATCAAAAGAAAAACAATGCGAAACAGAGATCTTGAAAAACAAGAAATTTCAAGAAAAGAAAAACGATAAGCAGGAAGATTTGTTAATTGATATGGCAAATCTCCTCACAAAATATCGAGGACAAATGACAAAATCCGATAGGATAAGAGTAAACGTTTATATAAGAAGAATAAAGGGGGTCAATTAGGGACAAAGAGATATTCGTAAAATATGCACCAGTTGCAGCGGTTGTAATATCGTTAATTTTTCAATGGCATTTATTTGTAACTCCTGAAAAATTAGAGATAAAACACAGAGAAATTCTGAAAGATGTTGCACAAACATATTCCACAAAAGAGCAATACAATGACTTAAAATCTCAACTATCGAATATGCAACAAAAGATAGATAAAATGTACGAAATTATGACACGAAAGTAGAAAGGAGATTAAGATGCGTGGTTTTCCAAAGTATTTAAACACAAAGCAGGATTACTTGAATTGTCTAAAAGACTATCCGCAAGAAACAAAGGTAAAATTGCAAGATTTGCTTGACACTCGATTTGTTTGGCAAGATACGGCAATTATTGAAGTTGGCGGAATAATGGACGAAACTCACAGGGTAATCGACACAGAAGACGGAGAAAAAATCCAACAAGAATACGTTGAAGATGAGAGAGCAGAATTATTCAGACTTGGTTTTACCGTTAAGGAAGTAGAGGAGCTTGTAAAATGATAAAAAGAAGATACAATCCAACAACAGGGGAATTAGGAAAGGCTTATCCTGATACGATGACAATCCCTGAACCTTTTTTGACATTATCCGAAGCAGAAAACAATAAAATTTCTGCGGATTATGACAATATTTATTTTTATACAAACAACCAACTCGTTAAAAAAGACAGAAAAACTATTGAAGCAAAAAATAAAAGAATTACAGAAATAAAAGCACAACTGGACGAATTAGACTTAAAATCTATTCGAGCAATCAGGAGTGACGATATTGAATATATCAAAAAATACGAAACCGAAGCTGTAAAACTTCGTAAGGAATTAGCAGAATTAAAATAAAAGGAGTAAATTATGAATAACAAAATGAAAGATTTTTTACAAGATTTAGTAGGTTCTACAAAAACAAAAATTGAACATTTGGTATCCGTAAATTTGGATAACAAAGCAAAAAAAGAAGCACTAGATAATTATGTCAGAGATTGGGCAGTTGCAAAATTGCAAATATCTAACTTCAATGTTCTGACAAAATGGTTAATTCAAAAAATCATAATCGATAATATTAGTGTAATAACTCAATTTATTTTTGATTTATTAAAAGAAAATATTCACAACTTAACTAAGAAAGGGGTGTAATTAGGGGCATTGTTAATACTTTAATACAATTTCAACAGGGAGCGGTTGCAAGTCCTGAAGAAGTTAATACAAACTTTGAAACATTAAGACAGGCAGTAAATGCAAACACCATAGCCCATACTAATGTTGATAGTTCGATAGCAGAAATAAATACAACGCTTGGTACTGTTTCAGAACAGGTTATGCCTGATTTGAACTTCACAAAAACCGATAATATGTTTATCAAGTCTGTTAAAAAAAATTCAATCACTTTGCAAGCAGGAACAGTAATTAGGCTTGAAGTCAGCGAAGATGATATACGTTATTTAGAAGTAAAAGAAGATACTGCTTATAACGTATATAACATTATGGATACTGGAGCAGCTTCACTTACCGCAGGTAAAGATTATTATATCTATGCCGTAGCAAAAGACGAAACAAAACCTGAAACTAGCGAAATTGTACGTTCAGTAGAATTAAAAGTATCTGCAAACAGTACATATCCGACAGGATACAACGCAAACAATTCACGTAAAATCGGTGGTTTTCATACTTTGTGTAATGCCGTTACTGCTAGTAATGCTCCTGCTCTTGTTGATACGAATCAATGGCAATCTCACCCTGCAATCGGTTATAATGCAGGTGATGTAATTCCAAATTCTGTATGGTGCTTATCTCACAGACCACAATCAGAACCTGAAGGAATGGTTTATGTTGATAAAATCGACAAATGGGTAGATATTTATCTACAATCAGGAACAGGATTGTCAACTAGGTCAGCTTACGGAGCTACTGTAACCGATACAAGACAACCAATAAATCATCAATGGGATTTGCAACTTATGAATAAAAAACTTGCAACCGATAATGATTTTACAATGTTTGCAGAAGGTAGTAACCAAAAAACAGCAATTTATGGTTCAGCTGCACCAAACCCGAAAACATCAGGTGGACACGTTGACACGGCAGGTAAACGTATGATTTCAGGATATTTTGTAGAGGAATGCTGCGGTTATTTGTGGCAGTGGCTTGATGAAATTGCACCAGTTGGCGGAAATGGTTGGGCTAGCTATGGTGACAACAATAGTCGTGGTCAATCGTATGGTATGCCTTACGTCCTTAGGGCGGGTGGGGCTTGGTATGATTCTTCGTCCTGCGGTTCTCGTTCTCGGGCTGCGCATGTTGGTCGTTCGCTTGCGTATGCGAGCTACGGTGGTCGTGGTGTGAGCCTTCCATTAAGAGTTTAAAAAATTGGTTGGGTAGGTGGGCTTATCGGGAATGTACATATTGGTAGTGTACGCTTCTTGCTTACTATGTGTAGTCTTTATGAGGTAAGTGAGCCATTGAGTTTTTAGGCTACGAAAACTCTTTTTAAAAAATTTAATTCTCTCGAATTCGAGAGATTAAAAGGTTAAGGATTGCACGTCCTTAGAGCAGGTGGGAATTGGAATAATTCTTCGTCCTGCGGTTCTCGTTCTCGGAATGCGAATAATGGTCGTTCGATTGCGAATGCGAACAACGGTGGTCGTGGTGTGATACGTTACGAATTAACGTAATGGCTGAATCCTTATCCTTATCAAAATCCCCGTTCAGGGGTGAGGTAAAATACAAAGCGTTTTGATGCCCTTTGCTAGTAGGGCAACCGAAAGTGAGGGGCATTTTTAAAATTTATGGTGAAGCGACACGGAAATCTTTTTGAAAAGATTTGTTCAATAGAAAATTTAGAAATTGCTTTTTATAAAGCAGCAAGACACAAAAGAAAATATAATGAGGTCATAAAATACGAACAAAATTTAGTTGAAAATTTAAGAGAATTGCAACAGGAGTTAATCAACGGAACGTACCATACAGGGAAATACCGAGTTAAAACAATATACGAACCGAAGAAAAGAATAATTTATATACTTGATTTTAAACACAGGGTAGCACAATGGGCAATAATAAACGTACTGGAAGATATACTTGTAAAAATGCTTACAAAAGATACTTATTCCTGCATTAAGAAAAGGGGAATGCACAAAGCATCGTTAAGGACTACTGAATTTATCAATAAATATAATTATGTCCTGAAAATGGATATACATCATTTTTATCCCTCAGTAAGACAAGATATATTATACAAGTTGATTGAACGAAAATTCAAAGACAAGAAATTACTTGCACTATTGAGAGATATTATATTTTCGTTTCCAGGAAACAGAAATATCCCTATTGGAAACTTATCAAGCCAACATTTTGGGAATTTTTATATGAAAGAACTTGATAGATATATCTTAGAAACTTTAAAATGTAAGGCTTATATCAGATATTGTGATGATTTTGTATTATTCAGTAATGATAAAAAACAATTAAAAGACTGGAAATACAAAATAATAGAATTTTTAAAAGAAAACCTTGATTTGGAATTGAGCAAATGCGACATATATCCATTTAACAGAGGTGTAGATTTTATGGGATATAGACATTTTAGAGGATATAATCTAGTTCGAAAAAGTACAGCACAAAAGGTTAAAAGAAGAATACCGAGAGTTGTTAAACAAGTAAATAAAGGAGAAATAACTCCTGACCGTTTCCGTTCAGTAATTGATTCTACTCTTGGTTGGATAGATTGGGCAAATAGTTATAATTTTATAAAAAGTACAAAAATTTTAGAATATAGGAGAGAAGTAATGGCAAAATTTTCAGAAATTGCAACAGAAAACGACAAAAACATCAGAAAACTTGAAGGCGATAGTGTCAAATTAGAAGATTGGTTAGATAGACCGATTAAAATTACAGGATATAGAATAGAACCGTCTAAATTCAACGATAGGCAGGGAAAGCCTAAAAATCGTATCGGATTTGAATTTTATGCAGAGGGAACTCCTCATATAATTTTCACTTCTTCAGGTACGTTGATGTATTTAATACAAAAATATTATCAAAAAGACGGTCTAGAATGTAAAATTGTCAAACGTAACGGACAATTAGTGTTAGAATAATTGTATGTAAAAAGGGAAGCGAATTTACACGCAAATTTATTTGTGTGTAATCAAAGGGAGAAGCGACAGGGAGTATAAATTATTAGATAAGCAGCAGGAATTTATGAAAATTCCGCACAGTCAACAATTAGACGTTGCCATTTATCAGGGTGGTTACGGTAGTGGTAAAACTTGGTGCGGTTCTTTGCTTGGTATCTTATTGGCAAAAAAATATCCAGGTAGCAGAGGACTTGTAGGTGCAAAAGAGTATGAACTTGTTAGAAAAACTACACTTGTTTCTTATTTAGAACACTTAGAAGCTCTCGGTTATAAGCAAGGAGTTCACTATAATTATAACAAAGTCGATAAGATTATCAGGTTCAAAAACGGTTCAGAAATTTTATTTTCTCAACTCGATAATCCTGAAAAATTTAAGTCTTTGAACTTACATTGGGCAGAAATCGAAGAAGCATCACAAGTTGGTGATAGTACATTTAACCAACTTATGGGACGTTTGAGAAATACATATCGTGGTAAAACGTGGCAAAATTTCAGATACCGATTATTTGGGCATACAAATCCACAACCAAATAAGGATTGGATTTGGGAGAGATTTGTAGAACATAAAGCCCCAAATTACAGGCTTATAATTGCTCCGACTACAAATAATATTTATTTGCCTGAACATTACGTTAAGGAGCTTAAAAATGCGTTCGATGAAGAATATTATCGAATAAACGTACTCGGAGAATTTGGCGATTATAATAGCGGACTGGTAGTAAAAGGCTTTACCGATAAAAATATTAAGAAGCTGAAATACTGCGAAAATCTGCCAATACATTTGACTTGTGATTTTAACGTAGATCCAATGATGTGGTGTGTTGCTCACAAAGATAATGAAAACGTCTATTACTTCGATGAAATAGTTGTAGAAAATGCAACTACCGAAATCTGTTTTAAAGAATTTATGCGGAGATACCCTAAAAAAGATGCAGAAATTGTAATCAATGGTGATGCTTCAGGCGATAACAGAAGTACACAATCTGAATTTACAAACTATGCCATTATGCGTAAACTCTTAAAAGATAACGGATATACAAATTTCAGATTTCAACTGAGAGGTTACAATCCGCCAATACAAAATAGAATTGCAGCATTCAATGCAAGAGTTAAGAGTGCTGACGGTAAAGTCCGACTTTTTGTAGATAAGAAGTGTAAATATCTTCTCAAAAATATCAATAATTTGAGATACAAAGAAGGAACTACAATTATAGACGTTCCGACATTTAACCAAATCAAACAAGATAGAGATAAAAAATTCTTGATGCACATATTCGATGCCGCAAGTTATTTAACAGAATACTACTGGAGAATAAGATAGAAAGGAGATTATCAGGACAAATTTAAACTTTAAAATGAGTGAGTTAATTCACTCTGATACGGCAATCAAACACAATATTAACAATATGCCTGACATCAACAGTATGGATTGCTTGTTAGAGCTTATTGTTCACGTTTTGCAACCTTTAAGAGATAAAGTCGGAAAACCGATTATTATTACATCAGGTTACAGGAATTGGCAGGTAAACAAATTGGTTGGCGGAGCAGTTGATGTACACGGCAATCCAATATCTCAACATTGTAAAGGTCAAGCCGCCGATTTCAATATTAAAGGAATGAGTATAGCAGCTACAATCGATTTCATTAAAAAAAGTGGTATCGAATACGACCAACTTATCAATGAATTTGATAAATGGGTACATATTTCATTCAATAAAGGTAAAAACAGAAAACAATGTTTTAAGATAAATTAGTTTTCCCTTTCTTTTTGTAACGCACGAGAGTCTAATCTAAATTGATTAGGCTCTTTTTTTATGTAAAATAGTAAATAAAAATAAATAAAAGCACTTAAAAACAAAAGAATTGTAAAAAATTAAAAATTTTTCATCTACTAC